ATGCCAACATAGTCAGTGGTATGGGGGTTAAAGGTACTGGCATTCCAGACGGTGCTTACATTGCCGGCCTCCCTGCTACAAATCCCGTTACGATAACATTAAGTGCAAACGTAACCGAAGAAATTGACGCAGGTACTACACTATCGTTCTACAGCCGTGTTCAAAACACTGTAGCTATTGGCTACGCTGCTGGACTTAATGCAAAGAGTGGCGCACACAATGTTTATGTCGGCTCATACGCTGCTGGTCTTGGCGAAACTACTGGCGAAGACAACGTGTGTCTTGGCTATGCCGCTGGCTACGATCTAGCAGCGGGACATTCTAATGTATTCATAGGTAGAGATGCCGGTTCAAACATCAATGATGGAGTAAGCAATGTCGCCATTGGCGCGTACGCAATGGACGCTGCAAATGGTGGCAATGATTATTGTATTGCCATCGGCCATCACGCACTAGGTGCTGATACACAGAACTCACAATACTGCGTAGCCATTGGCCACAACGCGCTTCAAGTACAAAACAACGCACATACGCAGCGAAACACCGCTATTGGTGGACTTGCTGGTGATAATATTGATTCTGGAGACAGCAATACGTTAGTTGGTTTTTCTGCCGGTTCTGGCGTTAGTAGCGGAAACAACAACACTGCGGTTGGACACGAAGCATTTCTTTCTGGAACCGGCTCTGGCAACACGATGATCGGTGCTGATTGCGGCGAAAGTGCAACTGGCGATAGCAACGTCTGCATTGGCTCGCAAGCTGGTAGGGTGCTTGGAAGCGGCCCCGGCAATGTACTCATCGGCAAGTCTGCTGGAGTGGCAATGGACACCGGCGACTACAACGTGGCTATTGGTTATCAAGCTGCTGATGCGTTGGCTGGCAATGCCAACAATAACATTGCGATTGGGCCAAATTCTTTGGGTGGGACAAGTAACGCTTGTTTAAAGAATATCGCTATCGGCACTAACACACTTGGAAACGCTTCTTATGCCGCAGCATCCATTAACTTAGCTATTGGCCACGATGCAGGTATTGCAATCAACACCGGCACAAAAAACGTGCTGATCGGCCACGAAGCGGGGAGTGGAATCACCGATCACAACGAGAACACGGCGGTTGGGTACAACGCACTGAAAGTTTCTACTGGTGAAAACAACACTTGTCTTGGGCGTGAAACATTACTCACCCTAAACGACGGGGATTACAACACAGCCGTCGGTGCGGGTGCGATGAAACTTGCGGACGGCGACAACATTGAAAAAAACACCGCTATCGGTGGTGCTGCGCTTAATCAACTAGCAGCCACTAATTCCCAAGGCAATGTCGCACTAGGTTATGAAGCTGGGGCTAAATATGAAACGACCCCTGCTGGCGCACCAACACCAGATGGAAATGTAACTCAAGCTACAAACTGTGTTTATATTGGCACAAATTCGTGTTCTGGACTTAACCCTTCTAGCACTGTTCCAGATAACGAAATTGTCATTGGTTACAACGCTGTTGGTAACGGGGTAGATTCTGTCACGCTAGGAAACGCATCTACCGACGATCTTCATTGTGCTGCTGGATCAATTACAGCTTTATCTGACAGGCGAGTTAAGCGCGACATCACCGACAATTCGGTTGGCTTGGACTTCATTGAGAAGTTGGCGACAGTCAATTACAAGCGGTTGAACCCAGCCGATTGGCCGACTGAAATTGGCTTGGGTGCTTACCGCGAACAAGTTTACGAGAACCAACTCGTCAGCGAAGCAGTCGAAGCGGCAGAAGCAGTTTACGAAGACTACGTCGTGCAAGAAGCACGACCGGCTGTTGAGGAAGAGACACGCGAGGAAGTTCATCCAGCTATTGAGGAGGTCACGGAAGAGATCGTGCATCCCGCAAAAGAAGCGGTGTACGAGGATCGTGTGGTAGTTGAAGCCGCAGCCGAGCGCACTGAGACGCGCATCATCACACACGCTGAAGCGGAACGCACCGAGACAAGCATTGTTCAACACGCACAAGAGGAGCGCACTGAGGAACGTGTGACTCAAGAAGCGCGTGAGGAAATTAAGTCTGAACGCCACAAGCACAGCGAAGAGGAGATTACTGAAGAGGTCGAGAAGGTGGAAATGGTGAAGGGAGAAGGCGACAATTACATTCGCAAAGTCTCCACTGAAACAGTTACACGCACTGTTCGCACCCCACTGTACGACGATCATCCAGTTGTTAACGAAGACGGCACTCCGTGTGTAGATGGCAACGGCGAACAAGTAATTCACCAATGTCCGGTGATTGAAGAATACATCTCGCAGACGGCACAAGAAGAAGTGCGCGAGACGGTGGTCGTTCAAGAAGCGCAGGATGAGATTACCGAGACAATCACCATTCCAGCGGTTGAAGAGGTTACTGAAACCGTCACAATCCCAGCAGTCGAGGAAGTGACCGAGCGCGTGTTGGTTAGCGAAGCAGTTGCCGAGTACACCGAGACACGGGTGGTTGTTGAGGCGAAGGATGCGTGGACAGAAACACACATCACACGACCAGCAGAAGCGGCTCGCGAAGAGATCACAGAACGCCGACTGGTCAGTGCTGCGGTGGAAGCTAAAGACGCTGTGTACGAGACAGTGACAGTGCCAGCAGACGAACGACCAGCAGACGATGACACGGTGCGGTTGGGTCTGATAGCGCAAGATGTGCAGACCGCAATGACTGAAGCCGGTGTTGAGTTCGATTTGGTACACACAAGCGCGAACGGCAAAATGTCGGTGACATACGGCAACTTGGTGATGCCGCTTATCAAGGCGGTGCAGGAGTTGAGTGCGAGAGTTAAGACACTTGAAGGATAATTTTATGGCCGCAGAAGCAACACAGCCAGAGCAGGAGAAGTCCGTTGTTACCATCAACGGAGAGGAACACAACGTAGCGGATTTGTCTCAACAGCAGATTGCGCTACTCAACCAAGTCGTTGACCTTGACAGCAAGACCAGCCAAATGGGTTTTAACTTAGCTCAAGCGCAAGGAGCGCGGAGTTTCTTTATGGCCCAACTGACTGCCAGTATTGAAGCGCCAGCTGAGCCGGAAGCTGAGAAAGAAGACAGCTGACACAAGGGCAGCTGCTATGCAGTTTTGCAGAGTGAATGACAAACAGCATAGACGCAGCAACTGTCGAACGACTCGCCGAGCAAGCGGTTGGCCATTATGGCTGGCTGCTGCTCGGCGCTTTTACTGCCTTAATGTGCAAGGACATTCTGGTAAATTTTGTGCAGGGGCTGGTGATTTACTGGGGAAGCGATTTTTCTAATGACGAAATACTCTACATTAGTGGAAGGCAAGCGAGGGTTATTCGTCTGGGTTTAACATCAACCACGTTTTTTATGACAGACAGGGCCACTAAAATGCTTGTTCCAAATTCCCAGCTAAAGCAGCTGACGATAGAGAAGAAGCTTCCACTGAATGGTGGATCATCTTATCTGCCAAAAGGCAGTGAGATGGGTTCTATGAAAGTGGAGGTTGTTAATGCTAAAAGCGAAAGGTGCGACCTTGCTTGAACTGCTAGTCACCATAGGCGTCATATCAATTTTGTGTTCGCTGTTAATTCCTGCGGTTACTAGCACCATCGAGAAGGCTAGGCGAACAGAGTGCCGAAACTTTCAGCGCCAGCTGAAAATCTACTCAGCTGTTGGAGGGGCTGGGGGTTTGGAATTTCGCGGTGACTCGCTTTATTTAGGCGGGATAGCCGTACATAGGAACTGCTACGTTTGCCACCCAACTATTCCATAATGAAACGGTTACTCGCCATAGTTGCCATATCCGCCCTTGTCATTTGGGTGGGCGCTGGCTGTCAAAATTTGAAAGAGGTAGATTTTTCCATCACTGGATTTGAGGCTGAATGGTATGAACCGCCGCCTGTTGCAATCACCAACAACCCGCCAGCTGGCTCCAGCTGGATACCCAAGCTGATGCAGCGTGGGGCGGACTGAGATGGTTACGATTGACGACGCAAAGGTGATGGTCGCTTCCGCAGCTGGGCTGGGGAATTGGCTTGTTGACTTGGAGCTGGTGCTTCAGATTACAATATCGCTGGCCAGCTTGTTCTACATTGTGCTAAAGATAAAGGAGCAGCTGGAACGGAACCGGCGGCGCAATAAACGCAAATAATTTTGTTATGTTAACAGGAAAAAAGACATATATGACGGCGGTTGGAGGCATTCTCACGGCTGTGGGAGCGTACTTCTCTGGGGAAATGGAGATGGGAACTATGATTTCTGTGGTCACGACGAGTCTTCTCGCCGTCTTCCTCCGCAGCGGATCGAAGAGTGACGCAGCTGGCTCATCAGAGGCCACAGCTGTAACTGTAGCATCGTCCGAAAAGCCAGCAAGCTGACGTGTGGGGCTGGCTCAAGCTTCTTCTGTCCTTCGGCGACGTTCGCGCTATCTTGGAGAAGGTGATGGACGCTGTTAAGCACACCTCGGCAAATGTTAGGCAAACAAAAAAAGACAATATGGTGGATGACGCCATTAACGCTGCTCTCGCTAATCGCGGCGACGAGCAGCGGCTGCACGACAGCGAAGCTGAACAACAGTCAAAGGCTGATTGAGCGCCACCCTCAAGGATTCAGAGACGCGGTGCAAGCCAGCACCAACTCTGTTGTCTTTGTGTCCGATGCGCTCAAAACAATTAACCGACTGGAGGCAGTGATTGAACGAAGATGAAAAAGAATAATTAAAATTACTTTTATTTTTTTCAAAAAAAGTGTTGACTCGAATTTAGTTCAACGCTAGGTTGAGTTTCTCGCCTGCAAAGCGAGAAGCAATGCAACCTAAACCAAAGAACAATGTTGTGGTCATCGACCGCAACTTGCACCGACGCCTCAAGTCCTACTGCGACAAGCGCGGAATGAAGATAGGCGCAGTCGCGACTCGGTTCATCACCAAGCAACTGGAGGTGGCCAGTGACTAAGCCCCACATCATTGGCATCGCTGGAAAAAAGCAGTCGGGTAAGGACTCGCTCTACCTACAGTGCAAAAAGCAGCTCGGCAACACAGCTACTCGATTGGCCTTCGGCGACATCGTGAAGCTTGAGGTGGCCAACACTTGCAAATTTTTAGACGATGTTGAAGAGACTCTGGCATTCATCGAGTCCAACAAGTCTAGGTTTCGCCCACTGCTTCAATGGTGGGGAACAGAATACCGCAGGGAGTTGTCTGGCGAGTCGTATTGGATTGATTCAATGCGGACACGTCTGGGTAATATTCCAAGTCACTTCAAGTTTGTGTTCATCACGGATGTTCGGTTTCCAGACGAGGCCCAGCTGATTCGAGAGTTGAACGGCTCACTCATCCGTGTCGAGCGAGGGGGTGTGCATACTGACCAGCACTCCACTGAGACAGTTATGGATGATTACGATGACTATGACTGCACAGTCAATAATTTCGGCGGTCTACCTCAACTGGCTTTTGAGGCCAGAATGCTGATCGCAAAGGATTTCTGCCGCCGAGTGGCGAGCAAGGAAAAAAAGGTAACAACAGATAACAACGACTCCCCTCACCCCTCCCCTTCGCAGGTTTGATGCGGTGGGGGGTAGTCACAAAACAGAAAGGATAGCATATGTTTCTTAATGCAACTGAAGCACCCAGCAAGGGTAAGTTCGAGCCACACCCGAAAGGTCTGGCTAACGGGGTCTGTGTCGAGGTAATCACTCACAACAAAGAGGGTGTACCCTACTCAAAGACCATTGACGGCAAGGTAAAGAACAAGATCATTCTTGTTTTCCAAACCGAAAAAACCACCACCAAGGATGACGGCACTACGGTGAACTGTGCGTACTGGGACTGGCACAATATTCCAGAGTCAATCGCCAACGAGAACAGCTCGCTGCACAAGCGACTCAAGGGCTGGGAAGTGTCTATCGAGGACTTCGCCACCAAGGAGGCGTTTGAGGACGCCGTTATAGGACGGCCTTGTCTTCTGATGTTCAGCCACAACACAAGCGAAGGCACAACCTACGCTAACATCGAGGCGTGTACGCCTATTGAAGAAGGAGCGGAAGCGTTCGTTGCTAGGGACTACAAAGCCTTCAACCCGTCCGCCCCGTTCTAATATGTTCCTATCAGCTCAACCGCAGCAACAACGCGAGCTGAACCACGACGGTGGCGGCCATTGGTACTATCCCGATGGCCGCCCCCTTCACACTGTCCCAAAGAAGGACGGTAGTGGGGAGAGGAACACAACGCGAGCTGACGCGAGGACGCTAGGGCTTTACCCAAGCGTGACCGCCATCACGAAGGTGGTTCATAATGACGGGCTTTCTCGCTGGAAAGAGAAGCAGATTCTCGACGCCTGTGTAGCTACCCCGCTAGAGGCTGGTGAGAATGTTGATTCCTACAAGGCCAAGGTTCGCAAGCAATCGCAAAAGAAGATGGTGGACGCGAGGGCGTTCGGCTCTTTGTTTCACGAGGCTATCGACGAACTGAACAAGTCTGGTTTTCTGGACTCAAGGTTCGACGAGGTGAAGCCGTTCGTGAAGCACTACATTGAATGGACTCGCGACCACAAGGTGTCGTTCGTGAACACCGAGTTTGTGTGCGTAAACAAAAAGCTCGGCTACGCTGGGCAGGTGGATGGTCTGGCTATTGTTGACGGTAAGCTGACGCTTCTCGACTACAAGACCCAAGACGTGAAGCCCGATAAGAAGGGTGAACTGTCACCGAAGATTTACGACAGCTGGGGATGGCAGCTTGCCGCCTACAAGAATGCAAACTGGAAGAACAAGCCGCCCCGCATTCAGCAAGTTATGAATGTCGTTCTCTGTTCTCAGACCCCGTGCTACCCCATTATCAAAGTGTGGTCGCGCGAGGAGTTATCGAGTGCTTGGAAGATATTCAAAGCCAGCTGCCAAGTCTGGCAGCTCACCTCAAAGTTTAACCCAGCGGCTAACGCTGACCTAATTCACGGCAATGGGTAAGGCCCAGAGAGAGAAAGGAAAGCGTGGCGAGAGGATGTTTCGCGACATCCTCCGCGATGCTGGATTCGATTCCGCGTACCGCACGCAACAATTCAGCGGTGCGTGTCCAGAGGGGAGTGCGGACGTGAGGTGTCCGCAGCTCCCCTCCCTTCACTTTGAAGTAAAGAACGTCGAGAAGCTGGCAATATGGCCCGCTATGCAGCAGGCGCTGACTGACGCTGCTGCTGGCCAGATAGCCGTGGTCGCTCACACCAAGAACAACCACGGATTTCTGGTCACGCTGTGCGCCGAGGAGTTCCTAGACATCCTCCGTCGAAGTGACCTCGTAGTGCAGCCCGAACCGAAGTCTCTAAAGCTGGAGTCAGAGGAGGTGGTCGAGTGACTCTCAACATCCCAGACGAGTTGATGGCGTCCAGCCTGTCCGTGTCCGCGAAGCTGACTGTCGCCGTGGTAATGAACCACCCTCGGCACACTAGGGCCGAGGTCGCAAAGCTGCTGAACATCACCCGATCAAGCGTCAACAATGCCATAAAAAAGGCTAGGATTGAGGGTATCGATATTGATACAAAGTGTATCGATATTGATACAAAATGTATCAATAACGCTACTCCATACCTAGTAGGTAGTGTAGTAGGGGAGAAGGAAGAGGCAGCTAAGCCAACTCAAACCCCAGAAGCAAAGCCTCCGACGAAGGAGGAGGTGGTCGCCTACAGCGAAGCGCAGGGTGCGGCCCACATTGCTGACGAATTTTATGAAACCTATTCCGATCGAAGCTGGATGTCCAAGGGTGAGCCGATCAAAAACTGGCGAGCGATGTTCCGCTGGTGGGCAAAGAACAAGTCAGCTGTAACTGTCAAGCCACGCCAAGGGATGTCCGCCGAGGACGCACGCTATGCGATGGACGCCGCCACATACCAATGAAAATTCTAACAACACTTCTAATAATCTCTATGAACACAACACCAAGTATACCGAACGATCACGCAGCTGAACTGGGCCTCATCGGCGCAGCGTTGCAAGGCAAGCTGGATGACATCAACTCGTCTGGCATCACAGCCGAACATTTCCACGACGCCAAGTGCCGAAAGATGTGGAGCAAAATGGACGAGCTGAATGCGGAAGGGACAACCGTCAAGCTGGACACCTGCGCCCACTCATCCAACAGCGACAACGGACTGCTAACCGTCTCCGACTGGCTGGCAGCTGAAGATGCGTGCGCTTCGCCAACGAACTGGACGTACTGGGCAGAGGTTTGTGACGAAAAGCGCAAGGCTAGGCTGGCCCAACAGACCGGCTTAGAGCTGGCCCAGACTGCGGCGACGTGCGAGTCAGTCGAGGAGCTGGTGTCCAAGGCTGAGTCAGTTATGTTCGAGCTATCCGAGAAGGTTGCGACCAAGGGAGAGGGTCGCAAGGATTCATTCAACCGCATCATCGACACGCTTGAAGAAGCCCACAAAGGGGGGAGGGTAGGAATCTCAACTGGCTTCCCGTGCATCGACCGCATACTCGGCGGTCTGAGAGGTGGGCAGTTGGTCACGATTGCGGCTCGCCCAGCTGTAGGTAAGTCGGCATTGGCTGGCAACATAGCCGAGCAGCTTGTGATGAGCGGAACGCCGGTCGGGTTCTTTAGTTATGAAATGACACAAGACGAGCTAAACCTTCGTATGCTCTGCTCTCTCAGCGACACCAACCTAATCGGTGACGTGATAAACGGAGGTGTCATTGACAAGACTGACCGGCTTAGGATTATGACTCAAGCAGCTGAGTTTGTTCCGAAGCTGAACGCCGCGCCTATTCACATCGTTGACAACGGCAACCTCACCGTGTCCCAAATTCGTAGCAACGCACGGCGCTTAGTTCGGGATCACGGAGTGAAGCTCATCATCGTCGATTACATCCAGCTTATCAAGCCAGCCGCCGAGGATAGGCGAGCGCAGAGGCACGTTCAGATCGGTAACATAACCGCCGAGCTGAAACAGATGGCGATGGAGTTGAAGGTTCCCGTGATCGGACTAGCGCAACTCAATCGAGGCATCGAAGGGGAGGCACGCAGGCCACGACTGTCTGATCTTCGCGAGAGCGGATCAATCGAGCAGGATAGTGACGTAGTGGGGTTTCTATATGTTGATGACCCGTCGATGATGGACGGCCCGAATATGCTCTTGAAGTTTGCCATCGGAAAGAACCGAGCGGGCAGGCAGGGCGAGGTTGACCTTGTGTTCGTCCGAAACAGAGTACGCTTTGAAACAGCCTATCAAGCTAAGCACGAAAAATGGTTGAACGAAAAGAAAAGCCAAGCTGCGGTATGAGCGAGGACGAGCTGGTTGAATTTGCCTGCCAGCTTTTTGAGGGAAAGGTTGTGCCTTATTGGAAGCTGCAAAGCCCGCAACCGTTGAAGGTTATTGAATCATCTTTCACCAACCCAACAGCATTAAGTGAAAAGGAAGTCGCCAGCCGAAAGGCAGAGCGAGAAGAACGAGAAGCAAGGGAGTGGTGGCAGGCAAGGGCTAAGCGGCTGGTGGCAGATCACCGCACAAAATTCGCCGATCTAGCTACAGCTGAAGTCGGGACAAGGCACGACCCCGCGCTCAACAAAAGAGTGAAGGAGAGGATGAAGGCAACCAAAAAATAATTTAGCAGCTGGGCATAGAGTCGGCGGATGTCGCCGAACAGGCGGGGTGGTTCTTGGTTAACACCTCCATAGATGAACACCAGCTGCGACTTTCAATGACCGCAGATGACACAGCGATTAGTGAACTGGTTACAGCAGTGGTCGTGCAAGCTGCGATGGATTTCGCCGAGGCATACCAGCTCGGACTTATTACGGAGGGCAGCTGCTCGGTTAAGTCCGAGGCAATTGTCGAGCGACTACAGAACTATTACCCCGAACGATCTCCATTTCCAAAATGGATGGAAGCGAGCGACATCTACAGCGCCAGCTGGTTCCTATTCCAATCAGAGGCGCTCGACGAGTTCATTCCCGCTTGCTGGCCCGTCAGTCCAGATGCTGTCCGAAGGACGATTATTGCAGCTGCTAAATCGGGAAAGAGAATAAACCACTTTTAGGAAAATAAGAAAATGATAGAACGATTAGACAGAGGACAGCAGGTCGCAGAGGCGGGCGATCCACCAAAATACGACCGCGATTTGGGTGCTGACAAAGCCAAGTGGAGCGTCGGCATACGAAAGATGATTCTTCTTGGAGCCATTGACGAGACTAACTCAGAGATGCTGGAGGATTATTCACCAGAGCAGCTGGCAGCTGGAGCATTCCGCGCCGAGGACTCAACGGACGAGCGAATGATTGAGGACTTCCAATCATCGGGGCTAGGCGTAAACGAGTTTCTAAAAGTTTGGCAACGCATATGACACCCAGAGAAAAGACAGCCAAGGGGCACGAGCAGCACGTCATCAATCTGCTCAAGCAAAAGGGACAGTGTAATTGGTGCAGCTCTGCAAGCCAGTACGCCAACATCGACGGGTTCACCGTTGCGGCTTCAAGCGGAGTCATCAAGGCTGCGTTTGAGATCAAGAGTCGCAACCTATCATTCCCTCAAGTCGTGGTTGATTATCACTACGAGCTGATGGTTGACACAGCCAAGGTTGATGCGCTGTCAAAAGTGAGTTCCGTACTGAAGGTTCCCAGCTACCTTGCGACCTACTTCCTTGCTGACGGTGTGGTTATCATCACACCAATAACAGATGAAAGGGGTATCGTTATCTGCAAAACCCGCAACCAAGAGAGAAACATTTCAGCTGGGATGGACAAGGGAAACACAATCAGAGAGGTGTCACACATTAAGCTGGACGGATCAACTATCATCTCCACCTCAGAGCCGAAGAGTTCAGTATGACGCTATGGGGTCTGGGGCAATCGAGATCGGCGCAGTTGGGGAGCTGATGGTCGCCCGCCAGCTGACCGAAAAAGGGTGGACGTGCTGCGTGCCAATGGTTGGCGGCAACGGTTCTCACTACGATATGGTTGCAACCAAGGGTGATCTAGTTCACCGCATCCAAGTTAAAGCGAGCGCCACTCTTTGCCCGCGTGGCAATTACGTTTGGGGAACATCCAAGGGGTGCGGCACTAAAGGGCTATACAGTCCGCACGACTTTGATTTTATCGTCTGCGTGTTCGTTACAGAGCCAGCCGTGTACCTCGTGATGCCGATTGAGCTTATCGAAAACCAGTTCACACTACGGACTAAAAGGGGAGGCAAATACTGGGCTTGGCTGGAGAGGTGGGAGCTGCTTGACGGATGACAACAGGCACACATAACGCAGCAGTTGGTAACTACGCCGAACGGTACATCCACCTCGATGACGTGTATTCTATGGTCGCCGACTCTCTGGCTGTAATCACAAGCGACAGGAGCGAGGCCAGAATCCGAGCCGCATTAGCCAGCTGCCTCACTGCACTTCGCAAAGACGGGTATTGGTTTGTGAAGCCCAGAGCTAGGGCTGCTATTCGGTCTGTCCAAAAGAAGCTGGATGTGCTTCCAGCTATTGAGTGACAACCGGCGCACACAATGTAGCAGTTGGTAATTACAACTGGCGCACACAATGTAGCAGTTGGTAATTACTCCAAAAAAAAGGCCAGCTGATTTCTCAGCTGACCCTTGTTTGCATATTACTCTAGCTCCTATTTTGTACGCCGCCTCGCTCTCTCAACGAGGATGGGGGGTTACTCGATTCAGTGTTTGCAACCACCATACGCCTTCTTACCTTCAGCCCCCTCGGCGAGCTTCCATTACCAGCCTAGCCTAGCTGGACGCTTTGTTGAGCAACCAGTAGCTGCCCCCATTGTGGTGAGGTGAATTAGAAAGGAGTAGGCAGCTCTCTCTTTTACAGTTGGTAAACAGCTGCTCTCTCTCCAGTTCATTCCTAAACTTTGCCACATCTTTTCTCGCTTCTTAATCATTGTAATACCAGCCCTGTCGGTAGTAAGGAGTGGTCACAATACCACGACAGAACGGCCCTTGCACCATCCAGCTGGGCTTCTGATCTTGATAGCCAGTGTCGCCGCAGTTGAAGCACGGCATATAACCGTCATCCAATTGTGACCCGCCCCAGCCGCCGCATCTTTCGCATTCGTAACTCATCGCACCGTCCTCCAGTCTTTTGATATGCTCAAAAATTGCGCGGTAAAAGTTTCAGCCATCGAGGCCAAGACGCTTGGGTGAACTTC